TCGAATTTTTGAAAAAAACATACGTCGGAAACAAGAAAAAAGATAAGTGAAAAAAGATGGGGTAAAAGAGAGGAGCAAAAATCAAATGATAGACTTACTAAAATCTTTGAAGTGTAATAAGTATGTCAAGTATCTTCGTTATGTGCTTCGACATAAATGGTTCGTGATGATAGAGTGCTTCAAGAAGGGCCTAATCATACAGGGTATCCTGCACGATTGGTCGAAGTTTACTTGGTTGGAGTTCAAGGCTTACGCCAATCACTTCTACGGCCCGAATGAACAGAAATACAAAGAGATGTCAAAATCGAAGGGGGGATACGCAAAGACAGACGATTCCCCCGATTCAATTTTTGATGAGGCATGGCTTCATCACATTCACCGAAATCCACATCATTGGCAATACTGGATAGTGAACGATGTTCCAATGGAGATGCCGGAGAAATATCGACAGGAAATGTTTTGTGATTGGATTGGTGCTGGTAAGGCCCAAGGTCGATGGAAGGGTGAATTGAAAGATTGGTATGAGGCACACAAAGACAAAATTGTGTTGGGAAAGCAAACGAGAATGTGGGTGGAGAGAGAACTACGAGGTGAGAACTCTTTCTATAAAATATCTTGACAAGTCAAAAATAGTCTGTGACGGTGTATCTGAATCGGTAGATGCAACCCGGGCGTTTTTGTTTCCCATATTATAAACACCACCTTCGATAAAGAGGGATGGTGTTTGCATGTTACATAAAAGTGTCCAATGGCCCAAAGGACAGACCACCACGTCTGCTTCGCTGATAATCTTCACGATATACTTATAACCGTTTTCAAAATAATCCACTTTCTTCAATACAACATTCTCCTCACAAAGATGTGTCTTGAAGTCGCCCACGACAGTTACGTCATAATGTTTGGTCAGGTGATTATAAATTTCGTGAACTCTCTTTTTCTTTTCTTTCAGGTCTGGTATGTAAACGATTTTTTTCTTTTCGATTTTGACGGGTGGAATGGAGATAGGACGAAACACTTTATTATAAAGCGGCGTATTTCCATTCTTCGAATATGTGAGATTGACCATCGCAATCTCTCTCTTGCCTGAACCTGATTTTTCTATTACTTTTTCCTTGAAGATTTTTGTGAGAAGGTTGTGGTCTTTCAATTGAAGGGAGCTGTGCATCAGGCCTTGTTGTGATAATTCACTTCTACTCAAGTCCTCGAACACGGGAATAAAATTGGACGGTTCTATCCAATCATAAAGAAATGCTCTGTTGAAATGAGTAGACAGGAAGATATGTTCCGTAGGTGCTATTTTTGATATCCATCGGACATAGGGACGAAAGTTGAACAACTCCTGTTCGAAGTCTCCGGTGTATGGGCCACAAGCAAGAACTGTCATTATGTTACGATAACATTACCGTCCCAAGTTTCCAGAACTGATTTACAGAGTTCGAAATCATTCTTCGTGAGCTTGATGACTTCAATGTTCCTCAAGACATCGGGCAGTAATTGGCCGAGAATCATCTTTCTCTCTGTTTCCTCAAGAACCGTCACGTCGAGAAGAACCTTGTTGTTCTTTCGGAAGAAAGAGATAAGGCCGATTCCCTGTATATTTTTGACATAATATTTTTTCGAAGTGTTCTTCAAGATTCCATTATAGAATCGAATATTGTCAGATATAATGAACCTGTTTGTCTTTGGATAGAGGGTGAATACCGCATCGACTTTTTCCTTCGTGGGGTCTTCAAACGCCATCTCTATAAGGTGAACACGGGGGATGCTGATAAGTTTCTCATCCTTCAGGTTCTTTTCGTTCACAACGATGTAATCCGTTCCAATTTGAGTAAGTTTCATCTAAACCTCCAAACCAACACTTTTCGCTAAATTCTTATTGAAAATCCGAATATATTTATCTAATTGTTTTCGAACATTCAAATGTTCAAGGGCAAAAGCTCGATTGAACTCTCCATATTCGGATTTATATTTCTTTATTTCTTCTATAATATCGTCTACTTTGTATTTATATCCAAATCTTCTTCCACTACAGTTTGTTTCCAACATATCATTTATGGTTTCAGGTGTAATGATTCCGTCGGCCATGCTTCCCATATAACCTCTTGAGTCATAGACAATAACATTTCTTCCACAGGCCATAGATTCATAGGCACCCCTACCCAATGTAAAAACGATATCTGCCTTATTCATATATTCTTCAACATTGAAGTAAGACTTTTTATTATTATGATCTATGGGAAAATCTTTTCCATCTATATTGAAAAAATTCAGACCTAATCTCTTGCAAGCCTCTCTTATATTCTCCGTTGCTTCTGTTCCCTGACACAAACAAAAAACATTCTTACATTCCTTGTTTATCGGTTTTATCGGCTTGAATCTTTCACAGTCTATTCCGTTTCGAATGATGGTAGAGTCAAATCCCCTCGACCTCAAATGAGCTTGGACTTCTTCGGAGATAGAAACATAATGGTCTGCACCCTCTACTGGTTGTTCAAGGTCTGGAACTGTCCCGTGACAAGTCAGAAACTTGAACCCTCTTGTATGTTTTATGACATGCTTGAGACAGGTATTATGATTGACAAAAATGATGTCATATTCTTCTTTCAACTTGGTAACAAAAGGAAGCTCCTTGAATGTATCACTTCTATGAAAAGTAAAAACATCGACATCACCTTCTCGTCTTTGAATCTCTTTCACTAGAGTATATGTAAATGTCTCGCTACCACCTAAATATTGTAGATGATTATTTGTAACCAATACACTCATTTCAATCCCAACCTTACTTTACAACTGAATTTGTCGTAGCTGTTGTCAACCACGAATGAGTAAACATCGTCCACATTTTCCTCTACTACCAACTGGTTCAGGTCTTTTACCCTTTTGTATTTATCAGGCATGACAAAGAATTTGCAGAAATTGGTAAATGGTTCTTCAAGTAATTCAATCAGTTTTTCTCTTCCTGTAACATCATTGTCCAGAACCAGTATGACACCTTTGTCTGTCATCTTGCTTATCTTGTTTATGAACTCTTCGCTGACAGATGCTCCCAATACAGAGGTTCCCTGACTTCCAACCATAAAGGCATCCAGAAGTCCCTCTGTAACCACGATATATTTCTCCCGGTCAAAATGTTCTTCATTGAGAATGACACTTCCTTTTTCTATAATCGGGTTCAAATATTTCGGTTCGATGTCTGTCAATGCACGACCCTGAAAGTATATGATGTGACCTTCCTTATATACTGGAATAATCGCTCTTCCTTTATATCGTCCCTTCGTGGCAACGAACACCTTGAAGTGGGATGGTATCTTTCTTCTCTGGATAAATTCATTCAATAATTTCTGACATTGTTTCTCCATTATACCATTCGGAATATCACCGGGGCCTATACAGTCATTCTTTATATTGTCATATAGACCTGAACAGGTTCTTTCTTTTTTTCGATGGTTTTCTGAGCGGATAATTCGGCCTTGATTCTTTCTGGATTATATCCTAACAGGACTCTTTTTGCTTCTCCGAAACTGATGCCCAATATTTCCGAATAGAGGTTGATGAAAGACCCTGCCCTACCACAGTTGAAACAATGATAACGGGGGTCACCGTTGTTCCAATCCAGATAGAACCTTCTCTTGGTGAGACTCTTCTTGGAATCGCCACAGAGAGAACATCGGGCATTGAATTGTGTTCCACCTTTGGTTGTTTTGACCTTGGAGAAATGTTGATGAACAAATTCACTCACAACTTGTAACGGTATCATATTTCACCTACCTGTTGTTCGTGGAGAAGTCGTTTTCTTTTATCTCAAACAGGTCATCATCGAGAATAGGTGAAGATGTTGTTTCCTGTCTTTGCTCCGGTCTGGAAGACACACTTCCCTCAAATCCGGTTGGTACAGGCATATCTGATACAATATATGCGGTAGAAAGTGAACCGTTATAGAGCATATACATTGAAGGGTCCATAACATAGACTCCACCATTATTCACTATTCTACCTTCCTGTCCGGTAACACGGGGAGCGTCATCAGCGGGGCGAGCAAAGACAACTTCAACGTTTTCATCGTAGTTATGATGTTCATATACAGGTCTTGGTCGATGATGTAGGGGATGTCTGTTGTGGAGAATGTTGGTTAGAACATCTCTCCAAGATAGGTCGTTCAGAAATTTTCTCTTTTTTCGAAAGATATACATAACAAATTACTCCTTACAAATTGTTGATTAGTCCATTGATTCAAAGTCCTCACAATCAAACTCGAATGGCGTATACAGCAACGCCTTCTTGATGTTTGATTCTTTGAAATGTCCGTTCTTACAGTAGACAGACCCTTTCAAGGTCTTACAATGATAACAATTCAGGCAAGACGGCAAACAATCAGATTCATTTTTCATCTGTAATGAGAATAAAAAATTTTTCATATTCTTCTTATGACTCTATATCCGGCATTTTCTAATATATTTAGAGGAAGAGAGCAATAATCTATTTCTTTTTCTGAAAGAATATTTACTATTGCCTTCTCTTGAATAAAATATTGTTCTCCTAAATCAAAATATTTTACATAATAATCTCCAAACTTGGACGATATTTCTTCAGTAGGAAATAAAACCTCCACGGAATCATAAAACCAAAATCTCTTATTTGGCCGAATATTTTCTTTTATCCATTTTACATTTTCGAGACTTTCTTCAAGTGTTTTTTGATTTACATATGGAAATCTGCTCATCATCGTGATCTCCATCATCCCGCCCTTTTCATTTATTATCTTGATGATCTCAAGAGCAGTTTTTATATCAATACCCTTGTTTATTTTATCCGATACAGTTTGTGAAAATGTTTCCAAACCAATAAGAAAGAGAATATTGTCAAGTCTTTTAGCTTTTTCCACAACATTCTTTATATCTTTATCACCTCTTATATATACACGAAATATCGTGTTTTTATTATCCTGCCTTACACACTCAATGAGGTCCTGAAGTTCATATGACGGCATGGAACCAAATCGAAAATGAACAAGTGTTGTTCTATCATATATTGGAAGTTGAGAATAAACAATCTTGATATTTCTCGTATCCATCTCTGAATGTGTTGTTTTACAAAAAACACATTTTCCCCAATAACAATTTGTTCCACAAGATGCTCCATATCCTATCGTCGGATTTATCAAAAGACCTTTTTGTTCAGCATTCGATAACCATTCATTCCAATATGGTGTAAAAATATTGTCTCTTTCAAGACCAAGATATTCTTCGAATTGACCTCGAAAGATGTTGACCTTTGGAAGAAATTTTTCAAAGAACTGATCACTAAAAAGTCGTGTTATTGGCCCCCCAATGATCCACCTTTTATCATATATCTTCTGGAAGAATATCAGTTCACCAGAAGTAATAGCTGTTGTAAATATTCTATCATAAGGTTCGAGAAGATTTTTTATCACATTTATATCTTCATCTTCGAAAAAGAAAAAGAAATCGCCATCAACCTTATGTGCAATAAACGAAAACCCATTGAAGATTTCCGTTCTCTTATTATGATTCTTTACTATGGTTACAAAAGCATCTTTCATTCTTCATTGAACAAAGGAACTCTTTTTATCGCATCTTCCACGACCAGACTACGCACGTCTGACGGGAGAAGATTAATGAATGTCTTCAATTCTTTTATTGACCCGTCTTGTTGGAGCATTCGGGCCATGACCATGACCACTTGAAACGGTGTCCATGTATTATCCATTTTCTGAACACCATAATAGAATTTTCTCAATCCTCTTTTCAGAGCCTGCGAAACTGCTTGTCGTGATATACCCAGCTGTCGTGCTATCTCCGATGATTTCTCATCGTGTTGGACAGCTATTGAGTATTTCTCATAGATGGTTTTGGATTTCCTCTCCTCTCTCTTGGGTTTACGATTCAACGTCCTTTTCAACATATTTCAATCCTCTACACATATGTATTTCCCCTTTCTATTATGACATCTTGTCGATGTATCTTTTCAGGTTGTCTGCAATCTCATCATTGTTATCCGCTTCTATGCCCAGCTTGGCAAGAAAGGTGATATACTCATCCGGTATCTCTGGAATGTCCTCTTCATCATAGTTTGTGAATATATGATAAAGAATTTGTGCAGCCTTCACTCTATCAGAAGGAAGTTTTGGAAACTTGATTCCCTGTGATTTCTCTTGTCTTGTAACGGCTGCTCTACGGGAAGCGGGAAGTCTCTTGTCGGCATCTGCCTTGATTTTTTCCTTATACTCATCAGGAAAGAGATTGAAGAAGTTTGCAGCATCATCATCTTCAACTTCGAACATCTCCATCATTTCCTGTGCAATCTCAAATGGCGAGTATTCTGGATGAAGTTTTCTCGTAGCGTCATAAGACTTTGCCATCGCTCGCTTGAGAGTTTGAGATACATTCTGTCTCGTCATTCCCAACGCACGGGCAACTTCTTCTCCCGACCTACTACCTTCAAGAATCTTTCTGATTTTAGACATATATACCTCTCATAATGAAAGTATTTTATTATACTATATTTATGAGTCGTTGTCAAGAACAAGCTGATTCAGAGCAATTCAGACAGGTCTTACAACCTTCTATAATTATTACAGAATATGTTCCACATTTCGTGCAGAATAATTTATCGTCAGTATAGTTTTCTTCTACTGGTTCAGACTTGTCTGTATAATACCTTTCTAGAAGCTTTGCCAGACCATCTGGTATAGACAAAATCTGTGCTGGTTTCTTGTCTGTTTCCTCAAATCTAAACCACCAAGGTCTATCTGAATTAATACCTTTCATTGTTTTGATGATTTCCTCTACAGGAACACCATGCTGAAGGGCTATGGAAATAGACCTACCTAATGCTTCCGTAAATACATTGAACAATTGTCCTGATTTACCCATCGTCATAAAGATTTCGACGGGACGATTGTTGTGTGATGTTACAGTTACATATAGTTTACCATTTCCTGTTTCCAATGTATACACTTGAGCAGGAAGTTTCGATGGTCGAACAAAATTGGATTGAACCTCCACACCGGCCTGTTTGAATGTAATTGGTTGTTGTCTCTTACATCCATCACGATAGATGGTAATACCCTTCAATCCCTTCTCATATGCATATTTGTAAAGCTCGGACACTTCTTCCTGTGTCGTGGTATTCGGAAGATTTACCGTGCTCGAAATTCCAGAGGAACAATATTTCTGAAGGGATGCTTGAATGTCTATACGGTCACGGTATCGAATATCATGTGCAGTTACGAACACATCACGAACCTTCTTGGGAACACCGTGAAGACCCTTCAAGGAACCACCGTTTGCACGGATTTTATCCAACAGGGTTTCGTTATACCATTCTTCTTTTTCAAATCTTTTCTTGAATACTGGATTGACGATGTTGATTGTCTCTCCGGTTTCAGACAATGTTTTCTGGAACACAAGACCGAAAGCCGGTTCGATTCCATAGGAAGCATCTGCGGTCAGAGCAGTAGTATTATGTGTAATAAATCCATTAGCAATATAAGTATGATTTTCGTCTGCCACTTCAAGGTCATGAACCTCTTTATTAACATTGTATTCAATCTTTTTAATTTTTTGTAGATACAGGTCATTTTTAACAAACCAATTCCAATTTTCTTGTGGAATCAGATGTTCATAAATCTGTCTTGTTATGAAAGACATATTATCATATAATACTATCTTTTTTCTTCTCTTCTCAAAGAAAATTCTCTCTTCTTCTGTAATTAAAACATAATCCCTGTAACTATATGTTGCAGGACTGTCAATTTGAAACTCTTTACCATAAAGTTCTTTATAAAGTTTCAAAGAATAATATTCCCCGATTGAGATAGAATAAGACAAGTTAATATTTTGTAATTGCCTATTTTCAATAAACATCTTTTTCATTGGTAAATATGTTGACACACAAGAAGGATATCCCAATCCTAATAACATAATCTGAACTGTTTTTGCCATCTCTTCGGAGATAGTCTTGAAATTAATTTCACCTCTATTTTTTCTTATACATCCATCACCTTCAAGATATCCCCTTATAAAAGAAAGTTGTGTTTCTCTGTCACTATCCAAAATAACAGAGGGAACAAATGTATTTTTTGCGCCATTTTTTATACTGTTCAATCTATTAAATTCTTCGAATACATCTTTAGAATTAATTTCTATATTTCCATATTTTTCTGTTCTTTTTCTGTAAATGACATTAATATTATTACCAAAAATCTCTTTCAATAATGATATGATATAATTTTTTGATTCTTCGGTGACGGAAAAATGAAGTCTTTTGCCTCTACCACTAGTTGTCCACCAACCATCTGCCATGTAGAAGCCTAATAGTTCTGCCATTGAAGTGGAAACTTTTTTATTATTTGAGTTGTTAAACCCCCTCTTCATTACAACAATATCGTTTTCTTGAAGCTCAGAAAGTGTTTTCCAGACATAACTTCCATTTGTCAATGTTCTTATTTTATGGTTATATGTTCCTTCAATTTCATATCCTTGATTTGTTGTCAATTTTATTGTATTCGCAATACCCTGATTGAAATATCTGATTATGTCAGTAACACCATCATCAGATACGGTCTTTATTGGACCATTTGATAGTGCATCTCTATAGTCAGATATCTTTTTCATTCCCTTTTCTGAAGAAACCAATGTTTTGCCAACAAGACATCCTGTTGGAGGACAGGTAGTGAACTGGATATTACGGACACCATATTTTCGAACTTTTTTCATAACTTTTTCATTATTACCAGTATGTTCGGAAAGAATGGCAATAACATCGTCCTTTACCTTGTCATAATCGTGGAATGGACCTCTTTCTGCTGCAAGGTCTGCACTCTTTTCCACACATGCTGTGGTAATGGTCATCATAATGGACTCCGCCATTGATTTACCATCGTTTCCATCATACTTGACATCCATTTCGAAAAAAGCATCCGCAAGGCCCATAATACCGATACCTACAGGACGGTATTTCAATACATTCTCCTTGAACCTTTCATCGGGGAAAATCATCTTGTCGATAATATTATCCATCAGGCCCATAACATCATAAGCGGTTTTATACAGGGCGTCAAAATCCATTTTCCCGTCCTTGACAAACTTTGCAACATTGATGGAACTCAAATTACAGGATGTGAAGGGCCATAGAGGCTGCTCGCCGCATTGCAAGGTATAAACAATTTCAAGTTTTTGACGACCGTAAGACGTAGATTTTTCTTTTTCAAGAATTATACCGAAGTTATGATATTCGTCAACTGTTCCATTATAAACATCCTCATATCCATCTTCTATAACAGAAACAACTTTATGATTTTCTGCTGTTTCATTGATAGAAAATATATTGTGTCTTGAATGGATAGAACAATAATAAGAACAAAATGACTGTTCTCTTCTCTTGAACGGAATATAACTCTTCACCACAATATTCACAATTTTTCTTTACTCTTACAGTATTTCCATCAAGATAACACTCAAGATTTGTTTTCTTTTTACATTCTTCAAGATGTTTCAATGCTCTATCGTGAATGAAATTATAAAACTTATCATTGTTTTTCATACTGTCAGAAACCGCCTTTCTATGTTTCTGACGAAAATCTTCATCAAAAAATCTTTCTTTCGTTTTTTCTCCAATTCTTCTTTTGGTTTCTTCTGTTCTCTTGGCACCAATATGATATCTTTCTCTTATTCGTTTTTGAACCTCTGGATTATTGAAGATATTTTTTTCTGGAAATCTCCTCATTGGGTTCTTATCGCCAGAGATATCATGTAGTTTATCATGTTCTTCTTTTGAAAGAAGTATAAGATTGTCAATATTATTATTCAATCCTTTATAGTCCTTATGATGAATAACATATCCGTTTGGTATTTTTTTACCAGACATTTCCTCATAAATCAATCTATGTTCAAATACATTTTTTATACCATTATTTGTTAGCCAATATTCTTGTGATTTCGAATTGGAATTTTTTATAACTTCCTCAATAGTAGCTTTCCATTTGGAGGAAATCATTACACTATCATTTTGATGTAATTTTATTGCTTCCTTGATAGAGCCGTCTTTCATGAGAAATTTATGATTGGAAGTACATCTTATCGTGCTTCCATCATCAAGTTTTACGGAATATATTTTTTGTTTATATCCAGTTATTCTTGGATTTCTCATCATTCTTATTCTTGTTATTCCGTTATTATCTTTACAATAAACAGGAACATCTTTACCCTCTTCAGCAAGTTGCTTTATTGATACAGCATTTCTACCATCGGCAACCGCAATCAATGTATCTCCTGTAACGCACGGGTTTGTCGTTTCCACCAATACGAGTTTCTTCAATGGATTATATCGGTTGATTGTGTCGATGAAAAGAACACCGGGGTCTGCGGTCTTCCACGCCATCTCCACCAGTTTATCCCACAATTCGGTAGGAACGACTTCCTTGACCTGTTCTCCGTTTGAAGGACTACGAAGAGGGAATGGAATACGAGCATCCAAGGCTCTCATAAATTCGTCCGTAATTGCAACGGAGATATTCATATTACTCAATCGCCCGTCGATTTCCTTACAGGAAATGAACTCCATAATGTCGGGATGCCACACCTGCATGGAACAAAGAATAGCGGCTCTTCTGGCCCTACCACCACTCTTGGTTGTCTCACCAACAGCATCGTAGAGTTTCATAAAGCTGATAGGGCCGGATGATTTGCCTGTGGGTGGTCTATCAGTTTTTCCTTCGTAAATGAAGGCGTCCTTCTCACGAAGATTTCCTACGGGAATACCGATGCCGGCCCCGTGCTGAAATATCTTTCTTGCAACATTTGCAATATCGTAGATACTGGACATTGTATCTTCCAGACCTACGACCCAACAGGCAGAATACATCGGATGGTCTGTTCCTGCATTGAAATATAGAGGAGTGTTTGCCCGCCAAATGTTTTCCTTCTGTAGTCGATAGGCTAACTCATATTCCTTGTCATTGGTAGCAAACTCTCTTGCACCTCTCTTGAAAACATCATCGGGTGTTTCCCCGTTGATTGCATACAAATCCTTTATAATCTTTTTTGCATTATCTGACAGTTGTGGCATATCACTTACTCTCCCGCAAACCTGTTCTTCATCCCTTCTGGATATATGACTGTTATAACATCGTTTGATATTTTTTCGATAATATAATCATCTCTTACTTCCCTTGGAATTTCTGCGTAGACAGACAGAGCTTCCATCAAATTAGATATGAATATTCCCGTTGCATATCCGTATGGAACCTGATGTTCCTTTTCAAACCTGATTCTTTCCTTTTCGTTGATGATTACATATTGAACCATAACACTCTCTCCTATGATGTTTGTCCACCAGCAAGTCCTGCACGGTTGAAAGCTCGAATGATGATACATTCAAGGTCGTTACAGTATGCCTCCTTGGAAGTGGACTTGGTAAGATGTTTGTGGTTAGCGTCTTCGAACTCATCTTTCAGACACTCAAGAATTTCTCTTGCTGACATTCCTTTCGGTCTTGATGATGTTCTTTTCTCCTGTTCTTCTTTATTCACCAGATCGTCAAACATAATCAACCTCAATAAAGTCTCATCAATTTTTCTTCCACCGAAGTAAACGACTCCAAGTAACTCTTGAATTGATTCTTTGCGAAGAACTCATAGATTTTTTCTGGAAGTGGATATTCATATTTATGGTATTCTTCCAAAACCCGTTCCTGAATGACTTTTGGTATCATTCTGAAATCAATAAGGATTTTATTTTCCCGAAATCTTTTTTCAAGACCGTTTTTCTGTAACCAGTTTTCATATCCTTCTTCCATCACTTTTGACAAAGCTCGTTCTCCAAAGGGTGGTCTTTTTCTTCCCTTCGGCCAATCCAGAGGTGTTCGAATGTTGGGGATATCGTCCTTCTTTTGTCCCAGCAAACATTTCTCCACAAGAAACCTTTCGGGGTCTGGATGTTCTACAAACTTTTTCTGTAGTGGATTGTAGAGTTTGACATTCGGCGAGATGAGCTGAGTATAATCCTCATCAGTTGAGATGATGATATACTCGTTTTCTGGATGGTTGAGAATTACCGTTCCGATGATGTCGTCTGCTTCTGCCGACTTTACTTCTATAACCTTGAAAGGCAAGTGTTCTCTTATTTCTGAACAAAACTTTGCATATTGGAGATGGAAGGAATCCCAATCCACGGGACTCTTATCTCTTTGTCCTTTTCTCGATGCTTTATAACCTTCCCAATACTGTTTTCTCCAAGACCGTCGATTATCCACAGCCAGAAGGACTTCCTTACAGTCTGGATTTCGTATCAGGGATTTGTAGATATTGTCGAATACCAGAAATTTCCAGTATTGCCAATCGGGGGTTGTGCCTTGCGCACCTATCATCTTCAAGAAAAGAATACGGATGGCAAGGTTATTGAAGTCAAACACATTCACCTTCATAACAAGTTGCTTTCCTTTTTATGATAATGAAATTCCTAACACCTTTTCTATCAGTTTCTTGAAAGCGTTCCAATCATTTCTCTTTATGATTTTTTCCATTATTTCGATTTCGTTGTCAGATGCGGAACGATAGAACTTGACCATCTCTTCGAAGCCAATATTTCCTGCATACGACGCTTCTCTCAAGGTGATGAACGCTCTCAACCTCATTGTTATTCCTAATTTATCTTGTTAATAATACGAATAAGGTCATCGAATGAGTTATTCAATGACATAATATCATTCTTCACTCTTAACAATAACATCTTGAATCTTTGGTCATCTTGATATTCTGTTTGTCCCTCTATCTCATCATAGATTCTCCATATTTCCTCTATAGAAGATTCAACAGCATCGGAAAAATATTTTGCCTGTCTATAGTCCTCTGTGAGAATCTTTTTTATCTTGCTCATTTTACTTTCCTCATATACTCGCCGTGACGAATATAGAATGGTTTATTGTATCGGGTTTTCCTCATATACTCTGCGGCAGGAGAACCAGACTTGAACCGAATCCTTTTTCTGCCGTGGTTCATATTCTGGTAAAACTCGTCCTTGTCAACGTCAAACACCGGAAGACCATCCTTCTGGTCTTTTGTTTTTATCTCTGGAACATCGGTAGGAAACAATCTCTGTTTCGGTGTCTCTGTCTTTCCACCTGACTCTCCACCAGTATCCTTTTGTGGCTCGTTTGCACTTGTCTTTTGTGGTTCTGCCTCCGGTTGTTTTTCCGCAGGTTGGTCGTTACCGACATCAGACTGTGTTTTTACAGTCTGTGGCGATACTATCGTCTGAAATCCCAATACATCGTTGAAAAATTCACCCATTACTTTTTCTTCTCCTTTTCATCAAACTCACCGGCGATAAATCTCTTCAATAGTTTGCCGGCCCTTGACAGAATGCTTGCCTTCTCCTCTTCGGGAGGCATTGGTTGCCAATTCAGTTCTATCCACACGGTCTGTGCGGGTCTTCGTGGATTGAACACGGGTCTTGCCAGTCGATATCTGACTCTTGACTGTGGGTCCATCTTCAACCAGTAGGCAAGAAATATACTTCTTGTTCCTTTTCTCTGTAGAATTTCCACGAACTCACTGAACTCTGGTGCCACTTCCGATGGAGACACTTGCTCTGGATTTGACATTTTGTCATAGAGAAAGGCTACAACAAAGTCACCAAATTCTTGTGCGTTCAGTTTCAGCTTCATAGTTTCTTTATAACCTCTGGTGTAACCTTCTCAAAAAATTTTTTCATATCAAAGAAAGCAATCGAAGGCGTTCCGTTGTCAAATATCAGCTGGACAGATTTTACATCTTTCAGATAATCCTTCAAGAGAAACTTCGTCTGACAACCGATGCCGAGAATAATTGGATATCCTAGCTTTCGGTAAATCAACATTCCCTGTTTGTCTGCCTTTGAAGCATCACGAACACATTGTTTCCAGAAATTTTCTATCTCAAAGTTTTTGTTGTCTTTGAGATGTTGATGAAAGGATGCTTTCGGATATCCAGTTTTCAGCTCTATGGAAAATCTGTCTGTAAGAAAAGCGCCCTCTGGTCGTAGAGCTATTATGTCACCGGAAATTTCCTTACTTCCAACGTTCAATGTTGCAACTGCACCACTACTAGGACTTCTCCAATAATATAATTCTTTTTCTTGACCAGAAACCCATTTTGTCAAAAATTTAGCAATTTCTCTTTCAAATGAAGACCCCTTTGATTTACTTCCTTTCATAATTATCTTATACCATATTTGTTCCCTTTCATTCTTTCAGTATGGTATTTTCTATATTCTACATTTTCCCAATTTCTTTTTCTTGCTTCAGACATTTTTTTCCTTGTTTCTTCTGAAAACGGTTTTCTTTTTCTTCCCTTTAATTTTCTTCTTGTTGCTTCAATTCTTTTTTTTATATGATCTTTTGTTTGATGTTTTCCTTTTATCCAAGGTATTTGTCCTTTATTTGCTTCAGATATTTTTTTTCTTGTTTCTTCAGAGGGAACCCACCCATGAACACCATCTCCACCATTTGTAAGATTATATCCGTTTATTCTTGTATTATATTCTTGAATATAAAATTTTTCTCTATCATCAAGCTCTTTTTTTGAGGAACATTCACATAAAATATACCAAGAAAAATTCTCCTTTCCATATTTTCTCAATGCCCTACCAATATAAGATTTTTTTTCTTTATAATGTTGTATAATTCTATCTGATAATGTTCCTTTTGTTTGACCAATTTGACGCTCACACAGGGCAAGCCCTGTGGATTCAAACGAAGGTTGATTACTCATTTGCAATCCTTATTCGTTTAGGGAACGCCACAATGCCCTTTATCATCTCAGGAGTAACCTCCATTGATGTTACTTTTGATTTACGGACTATATTGATAGCACCATTTACATCTGAATTTATCAATATTCCGTCTTTGGATTTAAACAAACCTCTTTTTACTCTTTCCCCTACATACTCATCATGGTGT